TTGCATCCTTGACTACACCCTGCATTTGTTGCTTAAATTGAGCAGAGTATCCTAAAAGAGACTGTTTTTTGTCATGAAAGGTTGATAGACTATTATTTAGAGGGGATTCTTCTTTTTCGATTACGCTAAACAATTCTGAGTTACTTTGTTGTAAAGATACCCATTCATCTCTGTTCTGCTCAATCAGAACTCCCTTCTCACGTATTACTTCATCATTAATCTCAGTAATATCCCTTATGTACTTCCTTTGCATGGTAATTTTCTCTTTAGCCAATTCAAGACGATAATTAGCATCATTAATCTCTTCTTTATTTTTAGAGATCTTATCTTTAAGAATACTATTCATCTTAGAGAATACTTGAATGTCTAATAGGTCTTCAATAACATCTCTACGGTTACCAGAGTTTAACTGCATAAATGGGATAAACGATGATGATCCAAGCACGACAATTTGGTGGAAGGATTTATGGTTTAATTTCAATATGTTAGTCTCAAGGAACTTCTGATAGTCACGAGCAGTTGATGATTGATTAATCATATTACCGTTCTGCCAAATCTCAAACTTGCCAGGACTAATGCCACGGACAATCTTAAACTTATGAACACCAACATCGAATTCAACTTCAACAATACACTGCTTCTTGTTTATAGTATTGACTAGCTGATTTTTAGAGATCGCTCGGTGGGGTTTACCAAACAATCCAAACGAAAGTGCATCTAGTAAAGTACTCTTACCAGCACCATTCTGACCAACCACTAATGTGGATGGCGACTTTACTAAATCGATACGCGTTACATTATTACCAGTTGAAAGAAAGTTCTTCCACTGGACTGACTTAAATCTAATCATAGCACCTCACTATTTTGTGCTTCAACATATAGACCTCTCATTAAGGCTTTCATCCTTTCCTTATCTAACTCGGTCTCAACTGCTTCAACATATGAGTCTAGCAATTCAGTAGTATCTTCAACTGAGATACCTTCATCAACTACATTTTCACCAAGATATTCATCAAAGGTCTCTGCAATCTTTAGGTCATGATGATCAATGCTCTGAATACGGTCAATAAACCGATCAAACATAAAATGATCTGCCTTATTTACTACAACGACTTTAACAAACTTATCTATTAGTTCATTACAATTATAGTTATTATAATCTATTTTGTCGTCATTGTAAAGGACTTTTTTGAACAGAGTTTGATTTACTCTGACAGGTGTAAGTGAGCGGTCTTCAGTATCGATAATATGAAAGTACTTAGGATCACTAGCATCTGCCCATGTAAACTCGAACTGTGAGCCTAGGTAATGTATATTGTCCTGTGCTGATTTAGTATGGAAGTGACCTGACATAACACATTCAAATCGTTTAAACGTATTTTTACTCATACCATGCGTATTAGTTACGCCTCTCATCATTTCAAAGCCTTCAAGCTCTAAATGAGATCCTACCCAGTCAGCATCTACTTTAGCAAGATACTTCATAGTAGATTCATAGTTTTCGTTATTGATCCATGGAATACATGCAATACGTAGACCGTCATAATCTACTACAGTAGGCTTCATAATAATGTTAACGTTAGTTGTATAGTAACCAAGTAGTTCTTTAAGAGAACATAAGTCGTTCGTATTCTTATAGAATACATCATGGTTGCCAGGAATAATGTCCATTGTAATACCTAGCTCACGCATAGGTTCAAGGAACATCTTTCTATTTTCGTTTTGTGTTTTGAAGTTAATAAACTTACGATGGTCATAGTAATCGCCTAGATGCAAGATCTGTTTAATACCATGTTCTTTCAAATATGGAAAGAACTGATCTTCGTAAAACTTCTTTTGATAATTTAGAAATATGTCTGAGCTATTTCTAACACCAGCGTGGGTGTCATTCAAGACTGCTATTTTCATTTAGTTTCCCATGAAGAGTTCCAGGCCTTCCGCTTTGCGAGCCTTTTCTTTCTTCTTTTCTTCTTTTGCAAATTCTTTGATTGCACCATCATTTGAACGTACTACAGAAATACGATCTCTTAATTGGTCAACAAAGGCTCTTGTGGTAGAATCAATAGTACTATCGGTATCTGCACCCATAATAAAATCTTCAATACCAGCTTTTTCAATGTACTTAAACTTGATATCTTGCTGTTTCTTCTCCTTTGCAAGTCTTCGTAAGAATGCATAGTAACATATTTGTGTAAAGTATGCAAATGCATTTGGCTTACCAGTACGAGTAGCCGCTTCAATATTATAATTGGTAATTGCTTTTAAACAGTTTTCTACCGCGTCCATTACCATCTCTTCGCGATATGTATAGCGAATAAAATTGGCCTTGTGTGACAAGCCCTGTGCGATCTTTAAAAAGCAAGTTGCAATATAATCAGTTACTACAGGTAAGGGTTTTCCTTGTGCCTGTGCTTCATTTACGAGTTTCACATAGTCAACCACAGATTGCGAAAACTCTTTGTTATTTACATAGTGTGGTTTTTGTTTTGGTTTCATACCGTTTCAGACTCCCCTAGTTGTTTAGGCCTATTCCATGGCCAAGAGTTAGATTCCCAAGCCTTAATTAGATTAGGAACATGTATGTTGTATGTGGACAAATCATCCATATTGTCCTTAAGGTATTTCATTTTAAGGTCAATATCCGTGATTGATTGAAAATCCCTGAAGTGGGTTTGTAAGTTTATGTCCATATGTTTAATCCTTTATTTCATTTTTAATACTATTATTATAACACAATTCTATCCATTTGTAAAGGAATATTTTATGTAAAATAAATTGAAAATAAATGAAATTAGGGGTTTACAAAACTCCAAAAGTATGATATAATAAGAGAGTAGGCTGAGGAGGGGAGGATACCCACAGTCAGTGTATAGAAGCTTTCTTAGGTACTAATTTTGAGAACTGTTCTAGTTGCTCATCTCTTAGAGGATCGTGATCATCATCTTCTAGTTCCATCTCATCTTCCCTTATCCTTAAGCACATTCTTATATATCGTTCTTTAATCTCATCATCTGCTTCTGATTGAGATATAACATGACTTGGATTGAGATTAATTTTACCTCTACTCTTAGACATCGGAGCCCAATCACTAAAAGCATATGAATGAGCTTCGGCAGTTACTTTCGTATGAAGAAGAAGTGGACTTTCTAATCCGATAAGAACACCTCCAGGCTCTTCATATACAAGAGAGATAATCTCATCTCCTGATGATAGTTTGAATAATTGAATATTGATATCGTCTAAACTGTATGTCATGGTAATGGGATCTCTATAATGTTAAAAGTAAACTGTTCCTTGGTGTATATTTTAATTCTTTCAGCTGCATGTAAAAGTGTATAGTTTTTAGAACTCTTCCAATGTAAGTCATCTGCAATATCATACAATATGGTATTCTTACCATCATCACTCTTTCTTAATCCTCGTCCAATTGATTGAAGAACTTTGATCTGACTCTTTGAAGGTGACGCAAAGATAATATTGTGTAGATTCCGAATATTAATGCCAGTACTAAAAGTACCCAAAGATGCGACAATGATAGCATTTTTCTGTTCCTCCGTTATCTTACGTACATGTTCTCTTGTGTCAGTATCAGTTTCACCGGAAACATAAAAGACTTTTCTTCTCTTATGTGCTTTTTTCAAAATCAAATCATATAAAGGTTTTCCATGTTTTTCTACAAATTGAAATAGAACTAATGTGTTACCATCTTGATCTAGAGCTAGGTTAGAAATAAAGTTATTACGATTTTCGTATCTTACAATCCAATCAATTTCGTCCTGATACTTATATTTATTCACTACACGACAGTGCTCGTCTTTATATTTCAACAATAAGACCTTAATATCTAATTGAGCTAGATCATTGCTATCCATTAAAGTTTTAGTTGTAGTTACATAGAAAGCTGGACCAAATAGTCCTTCCAATACTAGTTTATGTGTTTGTGTTCCATCTAAAGTACCCGTTGTTCCAAATCTATATTCAGCATCTCTTAATTTTGTAAGAATACTGGTTAATGATTTAGCTTTAAAGTTATGCGCCTCATCTCCAAATACTGCACCATACTGCGAAAACCAAGTACCAGGCAGTTTATAGATTGATTGCCAAGTCGATATAATAACCCTTGCGGGATCGTTATGTTTAGGTGCACCAGAATAGATTCTTTGGCAAATGCTATTATCAAAATTGTCATCATACTTACTGTAAGCTTCAAAATCAGAATACATTTGTTCAACAAGAGAAGTTGTTGGTACTACAATAAGAACTTTCTTATCATGGTTTTCTAAGTACCAACGCATCAAACAATAGATAATAAGTGATTTACCAGATGCAGTAGGTGATATCAACATTGCCGATTTTGTTCTTAAACCGTGTTCTATAGCACGAATCTGATAATCTCTTGGCTCGATCTTCTCACCTTTGTTACCAGTGAGTGTATAGTCATTTAAGAAACTCATATCAGGTTCACCAGTTGTTTCTGGGTAACCATAATAATTATCATGCTCTAACTCAATAGCATAGTCTCTACCTTCGGCATTTGCAAATTCTTTTACATACCTATAGAGACCTGCATATAACTCATGAGTTCTTATATCAAACAACCGTATCTTTCCATCCCATACTTTGTTCTTGTATGCTGGCATAAACTTATATCCAGGGACATAGAAAGTAAAGAAGTCAGATAGCTCATTCAAAACACTCGGCTCTGAATCAACTACAATCATTGCATGATTCTTTTTCTTAATCTTAATAATTGTGGGCATTAGACACCTGAGGTGAACTTCCGCCATTCAATCATGTTTTTAATAGATTGATGACGCCATTTTATAGTATCCATAATTTCTTTTAAAGCCTCTTCAATCGTTTTCCAGTACTCAATAGTGGCCTGTGACTCTTGAATTTCTTTATCAGAATCATAATAGTAGTCCATCTCACCTTTCAATATTTTAAGTCCGTTAAGTGGATCAAAACTCCAGCCTTTAGCTGTCATTTCTTCTTGAGTCATCTTTCCATTATACCATAACCACTTGTCTTTAAGCAAGATCTTGAAAGCAAGTTCTTTACGCTTAACTTGTAGTTTGGCATTGGAATGTAGTTCTAAGTATTTTGAGTGCAGTTTAGCATTCTCAAGCGTGGCTTGATCTAGGTTATTCTCATCGATTTGAGAGTCCCTTTTCCACATTTCAAATATATCATCTAAATTCATCATTCACCTCATTATGTAAAATTATTTATACGCCTCCGTTAAACCCTTTCGTAAGGAACTTAAAGTAGTTATATTGGAAGGTCACATTGCCAGTTAAGTATTCTACGTCAGTTGATTTAACATCAAATGGTAAAGAACTTAAATTAATTGGAATTGCATTTGTAAACTGTATTTCAGATATTACATTGTTATGACTGCTTAAGATCTGCAGTGTCATATCTCTTTCTTTGCGAACACCTTGGTCATCTTCAGTTACAAGACCTAGCATCCAATCATGCAACTCTTTATAGTTGAGAAGATACTCATCAATAAGAAAAGTCATATCAAATGTACCATATTCGATTTTATCTGGAGCTTCTACAATATTGCGATTTCTTGTATTGAATACAGCTCCTGTTACA